TCCCTGCGGTCCCTGCAAGCCCTGCTCCGACGCCCTCACCTGCTGCCGTAGCCCCGCCTGCCGCACCAGCCGCGCTCAGCCCACCGTAAGCCGCCGCGCCAACGCCCGTCACAGCCGCCGCCAGTGCCGCCGCTTTGATAACCTTCGTGTTACACATGCCTACTCCTTGCGTTAGCCTGCCACGTGCCAGCCCGCTCATCGCGCCCCGAGCAGCTCCTCGTCACGCTGCCACGGATCATAGTCCCGCGATGCAGTAATGCCAAACTTTCTCGCCGCCTCCGCCAACCGACCCCGCGCTCGACCCGCTATCGGATACGCAAACGTCAGTGCCAGCGCATCCCCCCAGTCCGGCGACCGACCCAACCGCGCCTTGATCTGGTCCTTGTCCTCGATCATCAGCTTGTCCGCCCGAAACGTGTACGTCGGCTCCGTCAGGTCAGCGATCAACTCCGGCACGTTCGGCAACGACCCACCCGCCTTCACCCACTCCGCCATGTTGAACCACATCTCAGCACGCTTGTTCAAATACTTCCCGTTCAACGCCTTCCCGCTGAACGCTATCCCCATCGGCGTCCGACCCAACCGCCGCAAGTTGTCGATCCACCCACTCCCGTACCCGCCTGTGTCGTCCACAAAGCACGCATCAGCGTCCCACCCACTCCACACCAGCGCCACGTTCGCAGCCCCAGCCACAGAGTCCATGTTCCTCCACACCCTCGGCTCATCCACATGCACACCCTGCCGACGCACCAGCACGCTCGCATCATCACCGAACCGCGCAACGTCTATCCCCATCACCCGCGCCTCATGCTCGTACTGCAACGGCTCAGGACGACGCGCAACAGCCGCCATCACGTCCTCCAACCCCAACAGCACGTTCAAACTCGACGGCGGAAACCGACCATACACGTTCACCAGTACCCACGGATTCTCCGCACCGTACATCTCAATCTGCTGACGCGCCCACTCCGCACTCACACGGCTCGACCGCAACGGACTGTCCGGATCACCCGTGATCTCCGTCACATGCCACAAGTGCCGATCCCGCGTCGCCGCCCGATACAACGGACCACTCAGCATCGTCGGATTACCCGCCTGCACAATGTGACCCTCAACGCACGACGACAAACCAGCCTCCGCCGTCGCCATCACCGCATCCGGTATGCCTCCACTCTCATCCAGCAAAAACATGATGTAGTCCGCATGCAAACCCGCCAACGTGTCAGCCTGCGCCTTCGGATCACCACTCTTCGGCCACGTCCGCGCACTCATGAACCACGTCTCTGGATACTGCTTCGACGCAATCCGCGTCCGCGTCCAACTAAACAACTCACCCAACAACCGACTCCGACCCTGCCACTTCGCCATCTCCGCCCACAAGTTGTCCGACAAGTTATCTCCCGTAACACTCGTCGCCGCAATCTTCGGAAATGGCCTCGTCAACATGAAGTTCCACGCCAACCACGACAACAACGCCGTCTTACCTGGCCCCTTGCACGCCTGCATCGCCTGACGCTGACACCTCGGAAATGCCTCCAACACCCCCACCTGCCACGCATCAGGCTCTACACCAAACAACTCCCGAACCATCGACGCCGGACTCTCCTTCCAGCGCGGCAACGCCCCCGCAAATGCCGCCGTCACGTCAACGCTCATAACCATCCATCCCCTCACGCTGCGCCGTTACGTCAACACTCATCGCTCGCTCTCCAACACCGCTCCGTCACGTCAACACTCATGCCAACCTCTCTTATAGCTAGTCAACTTACATTGACCGCCTGCGACGAATTGTGCGAAATTTTTTGGCATCCCTCCCTCCCCCGCGCTATGGGACTCCGACGAAATCCCCGGGTCGCCCGGTCTCGCCGGAAGGGGACCCATCGGCTGCCTGCTGCTCGGCGAGCGTGACCGGCTCGGCGTCGAGCGTGACGCCTTGAGCGATTGCCGGTTGCGCCACGGGCGGCGGCGCGGCCAGCCCTGCTGCTTGCAGCACCGCCAACCAGTCTAGCGCGTCAGTTGTGGCCTGCTGCTTTGGCGGGTCATAGGTCTGACGGTTGCGGACGCGCATCAACCATTGGCGGGTCTCGATCTGGATACGCGCGCGGACACTGTCTGCGGACTCGCTGTCATCGTCAGCGATCGCCAGCAGATCATCTGCCCATGCGTCGGCCTGGAGCTCCAACGCTTGCCGGTACCGCTCGGCGAAGCCCTGCACATCGTTAACTGCCCATCTCCTGATCTGATACGCATGAGGCAGTGACGGATCAGCCCTGCATATGTCGGCCAGCGTGCGGCCCGTGGCGAGCTGGTCCAGCACAAGGGCCGCCACATCCGGGTCATACGCTCCAGAACGGCCGGGCTGGTCCAGCGGGCTTTGGCGGGTCATGGCTGGCGGGTCTATCGGGTTGCGCATGGTCTGCATGATGCGACGCGATGCGAGCAGGGTCTAGTGATCGCGTGACCGGCTGCCTGGCGACCGCGATCGCTCGCCCGTTGTGCATAGAGTGTGGTGCATAAAACAGCACCCTTCTTGCAGCGCATTATTTTGAGAGCGTCAATTCAAAGTGACAGGGCTGAAACCCGCGCCACATATACAGAGTTACAGTGACGCTATCCCAAAACACCACTTTTTGCACTGCTTTTCCGATTTTTCTTCAACGAAATCAACGGTTGCTACACTTTCTACGGTAGTCAATTCTAACTGAAACGACCTAAGTACTTGATTACATGGGCCGGTTACGACCTTCGGCAAAAAACGCCTTCATAGAGCGCCAGAAAACGCGTATCCATATAGTACCTATCTAGTCCTATATCCCCTATTTATATAATCATCAGATAAATATTAGAGTACATCGTAACTTTGGCTTAGCGGTGCGGGCTCCAGCCGGTTACGTCAATATCTGTCAATGTAACTCATGGCGCTGCGCCTCATTGCTGCACTACACCAAATCCAGCGTGTTAACCTTTATTGACGCCCTTTTGTCTTGCACTGCAAGAGGGCTTAAAGCGGCTGGCTTAAAGATAGTTGTAAATAATGGTTGACGTAAATATAGATTTACACCACAGTCGCACGTACAGGCTGATTGACGGCCTGACGGCAAACTGGTTTATGTGCATATTTATAGGAGCAAAGAGCATGATGCTAAGAACGGTTAATGACATCGGGCTGGAGCAGGCGGAGACGTGGGCATGAGCAAGCACACGCATGGGCCGTGGCGCGTCAGCAGCCAGCCGATAATCAACGGGAAGTACGCCGGCTGCTTCGCGATCAAGCCAGAGGCCGGCCCACCGTTCGCAGTAATGATTGGTGGCGGGCCTAACGACCTGCGGCAGGCCAACGCCAGCCTGATCGCCGCCGCGCCTGACCTGCTGGAGGCCTGCCGGCATGCGTTGGCGCACATAGAGGTCGATGAGTGCACGCATGGACGGCCATTTTCTGCGGGCAACCTTCTGCGCGCAGCGATCGACCGCGCGGAGAGCGCGTCATGAGCGACCAACACCTCGCCTACCTCACCGGCCGGCTGGCCGAAAATGGAGAAGGGAAATGAAAACCATCAACGCCATCGGGATGGAGCAGATCCGCGCATGGCTGGCGGATAACTGGGTGTATCTAGTGACGGTTACCGCAGTGAATGGCTGGGCCATCGAGGCCGAGACCAGTCCTGATGGGCTGATAGAGATTCGAGCGCGGGAAAGCAAATCAGGCCATCCGGTCACGCTGATCGTGTCACCAGATGGGTTTAGCCATGAGCGCCCCTGATCCTCGCTACATCGCGGCCCTGATCGTGGCCGGAATGCTGGGACTGGCGGTCGTGTCGGACGACACCAGCCCGGCTATGGACAGGTCGCCGCCAACGGATACCGGCTGCGTGTACTCGACTGCTGATCGCTGCGACCAGCCGGAGCCGGAGTGTCCGGACGGGATCGAGTGGACTGACTGGTGCGGCTGCGAGCCGCCGGTTTATGGCGATGATTGCTAACACACACACACCAGGAGAGCGCCATGAAGCAACAGATCATCAGACTGAACCGCCGACTGCGCCGTGTGACACTGGACGGTCGAGAGTACGGCCGCTGGGCAACACTGCCGGAGGCTGTCGAGGCAGTCTCGGCGCTGCTGGCCGAGACGACAGACACGCATGGCCGGCCAGTCGCGCGGACGTGCCCGGACCTTCCGCCACGCCGGTGGCCGCGCGGCTAACCGACCACCCAACCACCCAACCACACACCCAAAGGAACCACACCATGACCACACAGACCGACACCACGACCGACACGGCAGAGCGTGCCAAAATCCTAAACGCATTGGACCGGTTCGCTCGCCAGCGTCCTGGCTTGGACTACGGGAATTACGGCGACCCGGTAGCCTATCGCGCTGAGGTCCGCGCGATTGGCCGAGACCTTACAGACGCGCGCCTGCTGCTGGCCGCAGTCTGGCGGTCCAGCATGACGGCAGAAAAACTACTGGGCGCGTTTCGCGCCTATGCTGGCCGCCTGAGTTGGGACGGCGAGAGGCTGGACTACTGCACCGGTCAGTATTGGCCGACCGAGTATCGGCGAGCAGTGTGTGCGGTGCTGGCTGCTGCGCTTTGGGATTATTACCGTGAAGGGTTCGCGGCAAGCGCAAATCCTGGGGAGTCTGCTGGTGACGCGATCCGGCGATGCTTTCGGCGGGAGTTTGGCCGCACGATGGCGGCGCGCTGGTTTCAGTGAGATCACGCGCAACAGGGATGCACACAATGGACGATGAAACCGTTACCGGAGCAGCCATCATGCTCCTGATATTCGCCGCTGGCCTGGTCGGGTTTGGGCTGGGCTGGTGGCTGGGTTAACACTCACACAAGGATAGAGCCATGCAACATCCAACCATCCCAGAGCTTGAGTCACATTGTGGTTCATGGATCGCGTCCACCACGATAGACGGCGAGGCTCGAATTAGGGAGACCTTCGGCAGAACGACTGCGGAAGCATTGGCCGCTCGTGGCTGGCTGGTAGAGACTGCGGCGCAGTATCTAGGCCGGTATAACAGAGCGGTGAAGGTCGCCGCAGATCGCCGCGCAGCTTTGGCGGCATTCGATGCAGAGTATATGCGGCGCGACTAAGCCGCCATACCAGACTAACCCTACCCTAACCCGGCACTAACCATGCCGGGTTTTTTTTGGCTGTTGGAGTCTGGGCGCGCATGGCCGCCTGCCTGGGGTTCCAGCGACTGGCCGCGCATAGTGCCACTTGCGCGATGCCTGGCCGAGCAATCCCGCACCAGTCGCGCACCAGTCTAGTATTTACTCCACACCCGGACGGATATTCCGTCCACCTTGCTAACTCGGCTGCGATAGCCCATCCGCTTCAAAATACCGCTAACCC